TAAAGAACCATTATTTGTTGAAACTAAGATTTCATCAGATGATCTAGAACAAATTAAAGAGAAATCTAAATTTTTTCTAGATCAAAATAATAAACTTAGCAAAGCAAATAAATCTCTTGCTGGAAATATAGAGAAAGAATATAATCTTGATGAAAGTTTTTATAGTATTCTTTCTCCTTACTTTAATCGTCTTGCTAATCAATTTCAATTATTAGAATCTCAAACCAAAGATAAAGAGAACAAAACCAAACACAAATATAATTGGAAAGCAACAGATATTTGGATTAATTTTCAAAAAAAATATGAATTTAATCCAGTGCATAATCATTTTGGTGAATATTCTTTTGTATTATGGGTTCAAATTCCATATGATCTTAAAAAGGAATTAGAACTAGAAAATTGTAAAAATTCAAATTGTCCAGAAAACACTCTATTCAATTTTTTATATTCTAGACTTAATAAAGAGATTACAACTACAAAAATATGTGTTGACAAAAATTATGAAGGAACAATGATTTTATTTTCATCAAGTCTTCATCACTCTGTAAATCCATTTTATACAAGTGATGATTACAGAATATCAATATCAGGCAATATTATTAAATCTGATTATAAAAAATCTTTTTCTTATCAATAGTAAATAGATGTAACGGCAATGTTACGTTATGGCAGCATTAATTTGTAATCTACCTTCAGTTGAAGTATGGGTAAGAAAAGAATATCTAACTGATCAACAATCTGGTTGGGGAGAATATGTAAAGGGCGTTTGGGTTTCGGCAAAGTCGATTCCTGGACGCGCTTTTTATTTTGAGACATACTTACCAGAGTATGCAGCAATGTATGATAAGTTACCTATTAGTGCATTTTTATCTGAACCAAAGAAACCTGATCCTGATATGAGTTTACAAAATCTTCAGTTTTGGGACTGTATGGATTATGGTGTAGTTGCAGTTCATAAACAATTCATTAGATCTATGGATTATGAGATATATACTAGAGATCATGGCACGATGCGTGGAAGTTATATCTGTACACTAGATAATTATCATCAAGATCCAGATGTAATTGATTATGCGACCAGTGAAAATCCAGCAGAACATAAATCTCATAACCTAATTGAACTTGTCAATGGACAATATGCATTATATCCAAATAATCGGATAAGAATTTATGATAATAGCCTGACACCACCTGAACCAAAAATCCCAGATTTCAAAGTGTCAACCGAATATTATCAAGTTGAGAATGGATATGACAGAATGGGCCTTGGTGATCAAGAAAGTTACTTCTGGAAAACCTCTAAGGAACGAGATAAATAAACTATACTTGCGTGTAAATAGTGCCAGTTCAACGTGCCAGTAAATTATTTAAGGACATTTCAATGTCTTTTAAGGTAAGTCCGCTTACTTATGATTTGATTGCAAATAAAAATGAAAATGCAATTGCGCGTTCAATTCGTAATTTAATTCTTACTACTCCTGGTGAGCGTCCTTTTAATCCAGAATTAGGATCACAAGTAAGTCGTTTATTATTTGAACAAATTGATGATATTACCACTCAAGCATTGAGGGAGCAGATTGAGAACACAATCAATAATTTTGAACCTAGAGTAAGACTTCGTCAAGTTGTTGTAAAACCAAACTATGACGCAGAAGAATATGATATCTCTATTCGTTATGACATTGTTGGGATAGAAGCAAATTCTCAACAACTATCATTCGCATTACAACCGACACGATAATGGCACTAGTCAACTTTGCCAATTTAGATTTCGATCAGATTAAGCAGTCAATCACAGATTATCTGCGATCAAATTCTAATTTCACCGATTATGATTTTGAAGGATCTAATCTTTCGACGATTATTGATGCCTTAGCATATAATACGTATATAACCTCATACAATGCCAATATGGTATCTAATGAGGTATTCATTGATTCCGCCACTCTCAGAGAGAATGTGGTGTCTTTGGCGAGGAATATAGGTTATACACCAAGATCTAGTAAGTCATCAAGAGCTAATATTACTTTTATTGTTGACACCGCTAATTATAGTGTTAAACCTCAAACGATAACTCTGAATAAAGGTATTGTTGCAACATCTAATTCCTTTGGAAATGAGAGCTACACGTTCTCTATAATGGAAGATATTACGGTTCCTGTTGTTAATAATATTGCAACTTTTAGCAATATTGATGTATATGAAGGTACGTATATAACAAGTGAGTTTAGTTACAACACTTATGATCCCAATCAAAGATTTATCTTAGATAATCCCAACATTGATATATCTACAATCAACGTTATTTGGAAACCTTCACAATTATCATCTGTAAAGAGAAAATTTCATAGATCTAATAGTTTATTTGAAGTAGATAGTCAATCGCCAGTCTATTGGGTACAAGAAATCGAGAATGAGAGATATGAGTTAATATTTGGTGATGGAATCTTTGGTATTGCTCTTGAAGAACCAAACTTCTTAGAAGTAAGATATCTCGTTAATAACGGTAGTAATTCAAACGGTGTATTTGATTTATCATTTAATGGAAAACTAACCACATCTAGAGATAATATTTCCATTAATTCAGGCATATCTCGTATAACTGTAAACACACCGGCATACGCTGGATCCGATATTGAAAGTATTGAGTCTATTAAAAAATATGCTACCCAAACATATGCTTCTCAGAATAGAGCAGTAACATCAACTGATTATGAATATATCATTCCTAAAATTTATCCCGAAGCTGAATCAATTTCAGTATTTGGTGGTGAAGAATTAAGTCCACCACAGTTTGGAAAAGTATTTGCTAGTATTAAACCAATCAATGGTGCATATCTCTCAAATTTAGTAAAAGATAATATTAAGAGAGAAATCAAAAAATATTCAGTTGGCGGTATTGATTTAGAGATTACTGATCTAAAGTATCTCTACATCGAAGCATTAGTGAATGTATATTATAACTCTAATAACGCAAATAGTGGTGATCAAATAAAATCTATTGTTTCTACTAATATTAATCAATACGGATCTTCAACTGAAATTAATAAGTTTGGAGCAAGATTTAAGTATAGTAAGTTTCTTAATGTCGTAGATAATAGTAATTCTGCTATTACATCTAATATTACTACAATTCAAATGAGAAGAGACTTAAGAGCTTCTCTGAACACATTTGCTGAATATGAAATTTGCTTTGGAAATAGATTTCATGTTGTAAATCATGGACACGGAACATATAACGGTAAAATAGGATACAATATAAAGTCCTCTGGATTCCGAGTAAGTGGAGTTGCGGGAACTGTGTATCTTGCAGACACTGCTAATCGATCTTTAGAAACTGGGGCCGTAAATTTAATTAGATTAAATTCTTCTAGTGAGGCAGTTATTGTACGAAGAAATATTGGATCTATTGACTATATTAAAGGAGAAATAAAATTAAATCCAATTAACATTGTTTCAACAAATATTAATAGACAATTCCCCTTAATTGAAATATCAGCCATTCCTTATTCTAATGATGTTATTGGATTGCAGGATCTTTATATTCAACTAGATACTAGTAACGTAATAATAAATTGTGTTAATGACAGAATATCTTCTGGATACGATGTTTCAGGATCTGACTATATTGTTTCCTCAAGTTTTGCACAAGGAAGTTTAGTTCGTGGCACAGTTGATTCAACGACATCACCACAAACATTTAGAACAAGTTCATCTATAACAACATCATTATCAAGTTCTACTTCTACTCCTACTTCTCCAACTAATACTTATTCATACTAAAGACGTAAGATGATATCAACCGATTTACAGAGAGTACAGATTCAGGACATTATCGAATACCAATTACCTGCATTTGTAAGGGATGATTTTCCCTTGGTTGGTGAATTTTTAAAGCAGTATTATATTTCACAAGAATATCCTACCGCACCGTCTGACATTATACAAAATATTGACGAATATGTCAAATTAGAGACTCTTCTTGATATCAGAGATGAAACAAGTTTATCTGAAGACATTTCATTTAGCGATACTGAAATAATTACAAGTTTTAATTATGAATTGAATCAATATGGTACATATCAATTCCCAGAAAGATATGGTTTAATTAAGATTGATAATGAGATTATTTTATACACTTCAAAGGATCGAAATTCTTTTAATGGTTGTATTCGTGGATTTAGTGGAGTAACTGAACTTGGTAGTGATGATCAAAAAATTACATTCTCATCATCTGAATCAACATCTCATGTGCAGGGTTCAAAAATAATTAACCTTAGTAATGTATTACTTAAAGAATTTTTAGAAAAATTAAAAAAACAAATCGCACCAGGATTTGAAGGTAGAGAACTTAACTCTGATGTTAATCAAAAACTTTTCTTATCCAGATCTAAAGATTTTTATCAATCTAAAGGAACTGATAAGTCATTTAAAATTTTATTTGGCGCACTTTATGGAGAAAAAGCAGAGATTATAAAACCTAAAGAATTTTTGTTTAGGCCCTCTGACGCTCAATTTAGAAAGACAAGAGATATTGTTGTAGAACCAATTGTAGGAGATCCTTCAAAATTAAAAAATCAAACTCTTTATCAAGATGCCTATCCAGAATATGGTATTTCTAAAGCATACGCTACGATTATTGATTCTGAAAAAATCTTTAGAGGAGATAAAACCTATTATCAACTAAGTGTAGACTTTGATTATAGTAAAGACATTGATCTTACTGGTGGAACAGTATATGGTAACTTTGCCTCTCATCCTAAAACTAAAAACACAGTTTTAGTATCAACTGGTTCATCAGTAATTGATGTTGATTCGACGATCGGTTTTCCAGAAAAAGGACAACTTTTTGTTGATGGGCAGAGTGGAATTTTAACATATCGTTCAAAAACAATTAATCAGTTTACTGAGGTTGGTTTAGCAAATACAACTAATTTTGGAACAAACTATCAGATTGATTCGGGGACTGAATTAAACCTCAATGTAAGTGCGTATGGGTTTGAAGGAATTAGCGCCGTCTCAATCGCTTCTAGCGATCTTTCAGCGGTTGGAATCGCTACTACTTCTAAGATTGAGATTAGAATTGGAAAAGTTTTAGGTGAAAATTTAATTGATGATAATACTTTATATTTCTCAAAAAATGAAAATATAAGAATAAAATCTCTAGGAATTAATGCATTAACAGAACTGAGTAATAGTTGGTTAGCGAACATTAGCTCAAAGTATGATGTAAAGAATATATCAATTATTGATTCTTCTAATTTTACATATTCTATTGAAACCGTTGCAAGAAATAATTTTAAAATAGGTGATAAAGCAACTATCATTCAATCTGATGGTGTTGGAAAGCAAGGAGTTATTATTGATGTCTCGTCTGCAAATACTTTTACGTTTGCGAGGGCAGGACAATTAACTGGAACTAAATTTTTTATAAGAAGAGATATTCTAAAACCAGAAGTAAGTAACTTAAATGATGACTATTCTTATATCGAAAAATCATTTTCCAATGTTCAAAACAGTTATACAAATTATAATGATGATGTTCTAGTAGCATCGTCTTCTATTCCGTTTTACCATGATAGCCCTTTAAATTTTTATGATAGAAAAATTTCATTGAATGGAGAATACAATGGGGAACTTTTCACAGTAACACGCAATCATGGATTTTATACAGGAGATAAAATTTATTATAAAGACTCAGTAAAGGATAGAATTGCTACAATTAATAATCAAGATGTTATAGTAGGCACTATAGTAAGTAAATTTTCTGAGATTGATGCTGGTGTTTATTATATTAAAAGAATAAACGATAAGCAATTCAAAATTGCATCAAGCGTGACTAATCTATACAATGAAAATTTTATTTCAGTATCTGGCACTGTCAATGATAATTATTTCTATGCCAATGATTTTTATGAAAAGAATTTACAACATCAAAAATTATACAGAGAATTTAAGTCTCCAATAAATGAAGGAGGAAATTATACAACATTGCCAGGTAAAACTGGAATGTTAATTAATGGCGTAGAAATTCTAAATTATAAATCTGGAGATAGTATATACTTTGGAAAAGTAAATGATGTAGTGGTTTCTGTACCCGGTAGTGGATATGATATAATAAATCCTCCAATTCTCTCTATTCAAGATTCGACTGGAATTGGTGCCACTGGACTTGTTAACGTAAAAGGATCCTTAGAAAGAATTGAAATTTTAGACTCTGGATTTGACTATGTGACAGAACCAATTATTACGATTGCCGGTGGAAACGGATTAGAAGCTAAAGCACATGCAAACACAAAATTAGTTAACCACTCAGTTTCTTTTTATTCTACATCTAATAATAATCAAGTTGGACTTTCTTCTAACACAATCGGGTTTACTACTTTCCACAAATTCAGAGAATCTGAAAAAGTAATTTATAAAACTGATGGACAGACTGCTGTTGGAGGTATCACTGATAATGCAGAGTATTATGTAAAAATTGTTGATCCTCAAACAATTAAATTATTTGCAAATATAGGTGATGTTTCTTCTGG